TGTGATGATGCGTCTCCTCTTCATGAACGGGCGTCATTGGAAGATCATGCTGGTTATCACAATGCAATATCCGCTCGGTATCCCGCCAAATCTCCGCACGAATATCGACTACGTTTTTATTCTTCGTGAACCATATATTGCGAACCGTAAGCGTATCTATGACAATTATGCGGGTATGTTTCCAACATTTGAGAGCTTTACTCAGGTAATGGATCAGTGCACCGAGAATTATGAGTGTCTCGTCATCAATAATAACGCGAAATCGAATAAATTACAAGACCAAATCTTCTGGTATAAGGCACAACAGCACGGGCCTTTCAAGTTGGGCAGTAAGGAATTCTGGGAAATCTCGAAAAATCTCGGTTCTGACGATGAAGGAGACCAGTCTTACGATCCTGCGGCTGCGAAAAACAGCAAGGGACCAAAGATTAATGTCAAGAAGAGTAAGTGGTGATGAAAAGTTGCTTTCGCCATCGCGAGAGCGGTTTGCCGAAATTAGCATTTTAACACTATATCTTGCTTTTATTTATAAAAGCGATAGGCAATTCAACTGTCGATTTTATAAACTTGCTTTATTATTATAAAGCGGTTTCTTGATAATTGTTTTCGTTATGCGAAAACAACATAAAGACATCATTCTATACATAGTATAACATATACTCATAACGATGTCATCTGCTTCCACTGTCTCTTTGGCCACCCTCAACATTGTTGAACTCATTGAAAAAAACCCGATTACAAAGTTGTCTCAAAAATACAACAATCTTCTTCTTGAAAAACTTCAAGAAAACTTCAACACATTCGAACAACAATTGTTTGTCAGTAGTTTTTATTGTTACCTGAATTATGATAAGAATACTGATTTTGTTGTTGATTTGGACGACGTGTGGAGATGGTTGGGATTCACACAAAAGGCGCACATAAAACCAATGATCGAATCCAACTTCAAACTTAATGTTGATTATACTATCACGATTCCTGATTTAAAAAAATCAAAACAAGAACAACAAATGTCAAGTGGTAGTGATGAAGAACACCCAACAGAACCGGTTAAACCCAAAAACGGCGGCCACAACAAACAAACGATTAAACTCACTATTCGGTGCTTCAAACTTCTTTGCTTGAAAGCACAAACCAAGAAAGCAGGTGAAATACATGATTATTATTTACGTTTGGAAGAAACACTTCATCAAATATTGGACACCGAAACCAGCGAACTCCGCGCCCAACTCGAACAATCCGCTACAGAGCTAAAACAAAAGAACGAAGTCATCAGCACCCTCAACCAAACCACTATTGCACTCGCCCAACAAAAGAAGCGCGCAGTGGAAAAGGCACTCATATCTCAATTTCCAGTGAATACGGAATGTATCTACTTCGGAACAATCGACAACACAAACGAAGAAAACGAAAAACTCATCAAATTTGGTCACACCAACGATCTCGCTACCCGCGTTGCCGATCATCATAAAAAATACAATAATTTCATTCTTGCCGCTGCATTCCGAGTTCATAACAAAGTTGAGATCGAAAACCAAATCAAAGCCCACCCCAAAATTAAACGCCATCTTCGTACGATTGAAGTCTCCGGTAAAAACAAAACAGAAATCATCGCATACGACAGTACTAATTTCACGATTGATCGACTTTCAAAGCATATTGAGGGTATTATTCATGCCAGAATGTACAATATAGAAAATTTTAACCGACTTCTTCAACGTAACCAAGAATTAGAAGCCGAGAATGCAAAACTTATTACCGACCTTGAGGCGCGAAACAAAACTATACACGAACTCACCCTCGCCAATAATGAACTCAAAGATAAGACCATACAACAAACCCAAGCGCTTCAAGTCGTCACAAGTGACAATGAATCCGCCTTCGCACATGTTCTTCTACCGGAAGATGAACTCACCCAGAAATTCCACGAGTTCGTTGAAAAGTGCTGTATTGTACGCCCTGATGTTGAAGAAGAATCAGTTAACATTGAAGGACGGTTTCGTCTTTGGTCTCACACAAAACCGGCGAAAGAGACTTTCCATGCATTGAAACATTATATGGACGTTCGATTCAAGCCCAAACGTATTCGTGGAATACATGGTTATCAAGGCATTAAACTTAATACTGTTGAATATAAAAAGGTGGTATCGAATCCTGATCAAAACCCGGAGCAGTTTAACGTCGAAACTTTCCTCTTTCAAACATGTAAATTCTCAGATTGTGGTAAAATATTGAACTCAGTATTATTGAAAGAATATCAGAAATGGAAACTGTCTGTTGGAAAAACGCTTACTGAAAATGACATGAAGAATATAAAGACGTATCTCAACACATGTCCTAACGCGTTGAAAGCGACTGTATGGTATGAAAACACAAGCAATGAGGGATATTATGGCATTTCTTTACGTGACGATTATTACACAATGTCACAGAATGTTATACAAAGTCAACCGAACCCGGTCATCAGTGTCCAAATATCAACTACTGGAAAGAAGGTCGAGAAACGCTTAGTCGTTTCAAATCAATTATTGAAGACATGGGACACAATAGCGAAAGCTGCCGCTGCTGAAGGATTTTCTACAGCTAAAATGAGTCGCAGTGTAAAAGACAAAACCAAATTTCAAGATTATTATTACTGTGTAGCGCAATCAGTTTAGATGTAAAGCTATACTACAGTAATAATAATCAATTATTCATTTATAAATTATTCATTTATAATCATAAAAATTATATCCCCACCTGACGTTCAGTTCAAGCCTCCCCCGCACCGGCTAATTTCGACAATCCATGATCGCTATTCTTATCCATCACGACGTCCTCACTCTCAAAGAGTTCCTTTCTCATCTCTTCAACCGTCATGGTGACTGACGCAGATTCGTCGCCAGCATTCCAAATACCGCCACCAACACTCTCATCTGCACGCACATTCTCCAGGTCACGCGGCTTTGCATCGACCAATGTCTCGCCGTCAGTTGCCAACATCTGCGTCAACTTATTTCCGCTCTCCTTCGCCAGTTTGATATTCTCCTGAATCGCCTTAGCCTTCGTCTCTTTGACACGCTTATCAAACTCAGTCTTGGCCTGCTCCTCATTCTTCTTCTTCTCTGCCATCAACTGATTTAGTGTCTCCTCCATATACTCCACGCGACCAGTCTTGTATGCGTCAGGATGAAATGGAACCCACATACCAACAGGTCCAACGAAGACATCATGATTTGGATCCACTTCGCGCAACATCTGGCAACGCAACTCTGCTTCTCTCTGTGAACCGAACACACCACGAACCTTCAATCCGCGGACGGATGTCTGAAAATTATGTTTCTCATTGAACTCATTCTCAAGGTCGTCTTCATGCTTGTCCAAGAAAGTCTTGTATTCATCGTAAATATTGGTCTTCTGCAGGGTTTCTTTCTCTTCTTTAGCAAATTCTTGAAAATCTGCCGAAATCTTGTCGAAATTTACATGGTACTTGAATGATACGAAGTTAAGAAACTGGATGAACTTCTCCATAGACTTTTGATAGTCCCAATAATGAAGGAACTTCTGGAAAAAGAAATGATCCTTTTGCTTCAAAATATGTTCTGGTGAAACAAAAGAAAGACATGCGAATTTTTGTCCAGCAATTGGCTTGTCTTCTTCTAACAAATCAATATATTTAGGGTTTACATTGCCGGATGAGGTATGCTTTAGTTCAACGCCGGAAGGAGGAGGAGATGACATAGTGTAATGAAAATAATTGCGAAACGAATTTATAATATACTAAGTTATACTTTATTTAAGTGTTTTAACGCATTCCATTCCATTCCATTCCATTCCATTCCATTTCATTCCATTTTAATTTCTTATCATTATTTATAATAAATCTCTCAAAATGTCCGGAGTGTTTGATTTAGGTGAACTCGTTAAGAGAACCATTAAGTATTTGGTGGAAGGTGTTATGGTTGCAATCGCTGCCTACGCCATCCCTAAACGCAGCCTGTCGTTTGATGAGGTTGCTCTGATTGCCTTGACTGCCGCAGCTACATTCAGTATCCTCGATACTTATGTTCCTAGCTTGGCTGTTTCTGCTAGGACAGGTGCTGGTTTCGGTATCGGCGCCAACCTTGTCGGATTCCCCACCCCTCTCCGTGTATAAATAGCATGAATCCCGGAATGCATATACCGGTTAATTGTACTGGTAAACTTTAATATATCCTTCGAAGCAGTATATATTAAAGAAATGGTTGTATTGCCACAATTCAACGAATTTCGAACATGGATTGGAATGCCTCCACCTAAAAAAGAAAGTGGTGCAGTAACAGAATTACGAGAACGATTCAATTCTTATCATTATAACATCATAGAACGTGATCCGGATCGTTTCAGAATTTTCGTTGTTTTAGCAATCGTGTATATTGTCATCCTTCTTGTTCAAGAAAAACGGTATTATTGGTGGTATCCATCTTTCAATCTAACCATACCTGGTTTTGGTAAAGCATTTCCGGATAGTCGTAATGAGATTCACACCGTCGTTACAGAATACATCATGAAACGGATGCCCAGTGATATTTCATTCTTTCGTATGACAGATATGAACCCTGCTGCTGCATTTCGTTCTGTTATTACACCCGATGAAATGACCGTTGAAGAAATGGATCGCATCATGACAAACTCCCGTGTTATTTTTACAGCAAGGTCATTAAAATACGTATACAATCGCGCGCGACCAGCACAAATTGCACCAGATATCATCAATGAAAAAAATGGAACCTTATTACACTCTGACTCTGCTGATACTCCAGCATATCCTTCCGGGCATGCAATCCAAGGATACTATTTAGCAAAAATACTGTCGAGAAAGTTCCCGGCAAAAACACAGGCGGTCATGGAAATCGCTACCAAAATTGCAAATATCCGCATCATGGCTGGGCATCATTATCCAAGTGATCGCGATTTTGGGTGGTGGGTCGTTGATCACTATTTGACGGATACATAACTATTGAATTATGAACGAGACGGTTTCTTTTTTACGAGATCCGTCATTAGTTTTTCATAGTTTACATCTTTTTTTTCAATATCACTATAACCGGCGCGTTGAATCACACAAATAGGTGTAATAAGGTACCAACGATCTTTGCATTGCAGGCGTTTCCAATAAGAATCGCATGCGTACGCAGTAACATTTCCGGGATTTTCAATCAGTGCTTTCAATCCTTCTTCGAAGTTTTGTATAAGCGTATCATAATAACGACTACATACAAGGTAACAACCGGTAGTTTGACAATTCGCAATTCTGAAACAGTCAGGGCTCTCTATTTTGAATGGCGGATAGTTGTTCCCTGAAAACAAAACTACATCCCAATTATCTTGGAAACGAGATAAGAATGACGATACCTGATGAACAAGTATTTCTGGATGAATAAGGTGTGCGTCATCTTCTAGCATGAGAATATGGTCCCATCCGTTCGACTTTGCAAGTCGTAGACATTCAATATGACTCTTTGTGCATCCAATGGCGCCATTCTGTTCATTTTTGATGGCTGAAAACCGTGGAACTGGTGTAAATTTGAAATCTTCTGGATAAAGTGAAGTAAGTTCTTCGAACTGCTTTTCAAATAATTCACGTCGGTCATATCGTGAATCTAGGTTGATATAAATCGCATTTTTTATATCTGAGAATTTACGAAGCATGAAATGATGAGTATAAATAATATAAGAATACTATTATTTATACCGATTTGAATACGAAGATAACTTGCTTAAAAATTATCATAGATTTATGGTATCTACGTTTCAGACCACCTGAATAATGCTAACTGTAACAATTATGGGTGGATTGGGAAACCAACTTTTTCAAATATTCGCCACAATTGCAACCGCACTTCGCAACAAAGATACATTCTTCTTCATACAACACGACGAGTTACCTAGTTCATGCGGGTTTTCACGTTATACATATTGGTCAACATTGTTTCGTGGGTTGAGGAAATATCTCAATCAATCAACAGATGTAACTGAAAAAATGTTTCAATCGTTACCACGTTGGGATGAAATCGGGTTTCATTATAAAGAAACACCGTCTGAAACTTCGAAATACATCAAACCTCTTCGACTTCATGGTTATTTTCAAAGTCATCGATATTTTGAAGATAAATTCACGGAAATATGCGAGATGATACAGTTTCGACAACAACAAAAATGGATCAAGCACCTTTACGACAATGAGTCATGGAGTAACGATTATTATGGACATCCCAACAAAAAACGATTATTAGTAAGTATGCATTTTCGTATTGGTGACTATCAACAACTTTCGCATATTCATCCATTGTTGACAAACGAATATTATTATCAGGCCATCTTGCAAATCATAACTACGAATTCGGATAAAGCAGCATCATACACATTTCTTGTATTTTATGAAGCATGTGATAAGGAAACAGTTATGAAGAATATAGAAGGAATCAAACATCGATGCACGACAGATATCACTGGACCTGCATATGGTCTTGATATTCAGTTTCAGTTTGTTCGCGAAACTATTGTCGACTGGCAACAGTTACTATTAATGAGTGTATGCGACCATAATATCATTGCGAATAGCACGTTTAGTTGGTGGGGGGCTTATTTTAATTCGAAACCAGAGAAAATCGTATGCTACCCGAGTCGCTGGTTTGGTCCAGCTGCGTCGCATGATACCCGAGACCTCTTTCCGGAAACATGGCAAAAAATTCAGTTTATGGAATAATAGAACGATGATGATTCGTAAAAAGACTTGAAAATATATGTTTCAGTTTATAAAACAAATATGAAATACTCCGAATATTTTGATCGGCGAAAGAATACATTTGAAAAGTCATATGAACTTATTCTCGATCGCATGAATACGACAGGACGTGAGAACACTACATACAATATTGTAGAATTAGGAACCAGTCGTAGTTTTGTTTCCGGAAATCATCCAGGCTGTATGAGCACTGATATTCAGTATTGGCGTCCAGATAAACCGAGATTATGGGACTGGGGAGCAGGGATATTTACAAAGGTATTTTCCGATAATTTAGATGGTCGAAACTATAAACTGTATACGGTCGACCCAAATCCAAATGCGATTCAAATTGTATATACCATGTGCGGACATAATAAGAATGTCAAGATTGTTCAAGGTTATTCTTCCGATTTTTTGAAACATATTAATTTTACAATCGATTTTCTTTATATGGATCACATGGAAAGTGGTGAAGATGCTTGTATCCAACATCTGAAAGACAGTGAATATATCATCAAAAATGGACTTATGAGTGAAAATGCACTTATTTTGATCGATGACATTGGGGATAATATTACAAATACAAAAGGCAAGTACAGTATTCCATATCTACTCAATAATGGATATAAAAAAGTGATCGCGGAGTATCAAGTGCTATTAGAAAATTTCGTGTAACGAATTTGATAAGGTTAGAGACTCATTAAATATAATATTTTCGTATTCGTATATATTATATTACAATGGCGCAACAAATATTGAATGTATTGTCAACTGAGACAATTGATTATATTCTCTCACGTCAAGAAGTCGTAGATGCAAAAATGCGCGTTCGTTCGAAACAAGGTGCGAATCCATCAGAATACTTTACTATACCATTAACACCTAATATACGATCTGAATTATTTGACCATATGGGGCTTCAATTATCAAATATTACTGCGATTCCCATGCGTTGGATAAAAGGAGATACTCCAGCACATCATGACAACGGCATTTCTACGTTTACGCATACATATTTAGTCTATTTGACAAATAGTAATGGTAGTCTAGTCATTGACGGCGTAACGTATCCAATCTCTCGAGGATACGGTTACCGATTCTCAGAGGGACTTACCCATGAAACAGTTGGAACTACTGATGACGACGCCGAACCGCGTCTTTTGTTAGGTCCGATGAGTGAGAGCGGGTTTGCGGTAGGGTGGTCTG